ACATTGGCATCCCCTGTTGTTGCTGCACTTAAAGCAGAATACCCAATGCCAGTATTACTACTTGCAGTAGTATTAGCATCTAAGGCGTTAGCTCCTACAGCAGTAACTTGTGAACCAGTTGTGTTTGCATTTAAAGCTAGATAACCAACAGCAGTATTGTTATCAGCAGTGGTGTTAAGAGCTAAAGCACCTTTTCCTACAGCAGTATTTTGAGTTCCAGTTGTGTTATCAGTTAATGCACTAGCACCAACAGCAGAGTTGTTACTAGCTGTAGTATTAGCATCTAACGCAGCTTGACCTATTGCTACATTGTTAGCACCAGTTGTGTTTACAAGTAATGCTGAAGAACCTATAGCAGTATTGTTGGAAGCAGTGGTATTATCCCTTAAAGCAAATGAGCCTAATGCAGTATTTTTCTCACCAGTCGTGCTTGCTGATAATGACTGATAACCAAGTGCAGCATTATAACTGCCTGTTGATACCGCATCACTAGATAAAGCTCCGACAGCCGTGTTCTGCGTTCCAGATGTGTTTACTCCTAATGCTCCTCTTCCTACGGCTGTATTGTTATCTGCTGTCGTATTAGCGTCTAATGCAGCCCTGCCAATAGCAGTGTTAGATGCCCCTGTTGTGTTTGCTGCTAAGGCATTATCTCCAAGTGCAACATTATTACTTCCTGTCGTGTTTCCTAATAATGAACTACTACCCACTCCAACATTTTGGGCACCACTTGTATTTGCTGTTAAAGCATTTTTACCAATCGCAGTATTAGAACCACCAGAAACAGAAGCATCTAAAGCACTTTCTCCAAGAACAGTATTACCAGCAACAGAATTTGCACCTTTACCAACAGTTATAGAATTTATTGTTGCATCAGCAGTTGTTGTAACACCACCAGTAAGTGTTCTTAGATCAATCCAGCCATCATTTGCTGAATTACGCATTTTTAATAAATTATTTCCTGTATCTGCCCAAAATGTATATGCTTTTCTATATGCAGGTTCTGATGCCCCACTATTCATTGTTAATATCGCATCAAATATCTCATTTATGTCGGCTCTCACATTCGCACCTGTGGAGTTGTCAACTACATAATTTGCACCAGTACTAACTTGTGACATTGCCTAAACCAATTTTTTATTTAAGTATATCTTAATTCAACTCTAACTACCACGCCCAAATCCCGTTGCAGCATATTTGAAATTTCTATTAACAAAACTAGAACCATTCTTTATATCAATCGTAAATCCTGTTCCAGAAATGCTGGACAAGGCAAAGAAGTCTCCTGATTGTGCGTTTTCTATCGTAATTCCAATATTAGGCAAGAAAGCAGAAGTAGATCCTCCAAGTTCAGAAGTTCCTGTAAAGAAAGCGTGTTGAAACGTGACCGCCTTACTAGACGTTCCAGATGCTATTGCAGTATTTACAGTTTCAGTTCTGCTATCAAGTTCTGCTGTATAGCCTAATTGATCTATCTCGATAGATTGTGCAGGGTCATCAGAATCCATCTCACATCTAAACCTAAATCCTCGACCAATAAATGTTCCGTTTGCAAGTGTGTTGAACTTAGTAAATCCTGCTCCGATATTACAGTTACTACTTGATATTGTTGCACTGGATGAGGCAGTGACAGTGAACGTACTACTACTTGGAACAGATTGAACCTCAAAATATCCATCAGTTGCACCACCACTTGTAAAATCAATATCGACAAAAGTGCCAATACTAAATCCATGACTAGATTTTGTTATTGTTATTGTCGTTCCAGATTGCGTGTAAGTAGCTGAATCAGATGTAGCTGGATCGCTGTCAGTTGTTGCTACTAATAGTTTTGCATTGACATCAAAAGCAGTAGCACCATCAAAGTCTGTCCAGGTATCAATATTTGCAGTTCTCTTATCAATCAAATCATTTGGATAGAAACCTTGCGTGACAAAATGACGCTTTAATCTGAGTGGTTGTTTTCCTCCTAAATCTAGTTTGGAAGCAAAGTCATAATGACCACCTGTAATGTCAACAGCACCCAAAAAGTCAAAATCAGGAATAGTATCAAAATCAGTTACATTATCTAATGTTTCTAACGATCCAAGAACAAGTCCGTTTACATCATCAGAAAAGAAACAATCGACTTTATCTCCAGCAAAAGGTGTTGCATCAGTATCTTCTCTATCTGCTAATACAAGTAACTTGGGTATAGGATCAGGAGTTGTTACAACAACAGAAGTTTCTCCAGAACTTAGTCTGCCACCATCATCTCTAAATTTAAGAATATACTCTCCGTCTACTGCTGGTACTAATGTCTCAGATACATTTCCTGGTAAAGCAGGAATAATATCAACAGAATTAGTAAATGTACCCGTTCCATCTGTAAGATTACTATGCCTAACAACTACGTTTCCACCATGCGTAACATCAATATCTGTAGCTTTATCAAAACGTAGTCGTACAAATTGATCTGAAACTGGTTCGACAAGTAATCCTGTAACATCCTGTGGAACTGCTGTCTTACCAACAGCTTCAAAAGTTAAATTAGTGGAAGTTGCTGATAGCTGATCTAAAACATTATATGAGAATACCTGAATCGTATAAGTTCCTTTTCTACTGTTCATTATTTCAAAATCAGGTCTTGATACCTTTTCACTTATAAAGTTTTCATCTTCAAACCTGTAATTAACCTGATACTGCACAACACCGACAATAGGTTGCCAACTAATGACAATCTTTGATACAGCCTGATTATTAATAGGAAATATTCTTTCTACAGCATTTAAACCACTAGGAGGTTCAGTAAGTGAATTTAATTTAGATACAGTTCTTGCTGTTAATGCTTCACCATCTTCAATAAACGCATACTTTCCTTCAACATAAGACAATGCCGTAATTGAATAATTAATCCCATCTTGTTCTTCTACTGTTATTACTCTGAATAATTGAGACTGAGTAGTGACGTTTGATATAAGAAAATTTGCATTTACATTAGGAGTCTGAGAAAAAGCAGAACTTACAGTGATAGTACCACCTGAGACAGATGAGATTGCCTTACTTTCAAATGATCCATCGGGTAAAATTACAGCTAATGTTGCATCTCCAACAGGATTACCATTGGCATCTACCGCTAAATCAGTTGCAGAAGTATCATCAACAGTAACAACAGTTGTAGAAGTAACAGCAGATAATCTTCCACCTCTTCTTATTCCTGCTCTTACAGGATCTTGAATCTCAATAATCGCACCTGGTCTTACAACTACACCAGAGTCAACCGAAGTAGTAAAAGCAACAACTTCTGACTCGTTTTGTTCTGTAAATAATATTGCTTTTCCTAATCTTCTAGCTTGACCTCTTGAAGTACAAGCAAATGCTTTTACCTGTTTGACAACTGTTCCAATTTTAGATATTGCAGTTGCATCTTCAACAACTTCAAAGTCAACCTCTTGACTATCCATATTGAAGTAAGACACAGATACAACACTATGTCTTGTTTTTAAGCTACTGCCAGAATATGAAAAACCTTCTGAAGTTACGTTTGAAAGATTAAATAAATAACTAGGATCTGTAGGTTTATCTTGAGTAATTGTTATTGTTCCAGCAGACCATATCGGCATACATCTCATTACTCCTGACAAATCATTTATTAGTTCAAATGCTTCTTTAGGACTTTGAATATTTACATTGCAACTAAATCTAGCTTCTTGTCCTCCAGCACCATCATCAACAAGAGTATTAGCAAACTTACTGGCATTAACAAAACTAAAAAGATCAAGAGAACTATCTGTTATATGATCTCCAAATCCGTACCTTGAGGTCGTAAGCAAATCAAGTAATACCATTGCAGGGCAGGAAGTCCATACAGCAGCACCCATCACACCATTAAATATATAGCCATCAGGATAAACAATACGGCCAGTGTTACTATCGACAGTTGGAGTGCCAGAACTGGATGCACCTGCTCCTGGAATCCTTACTTTTATTCCTCTGATTCTAAATTTACGAGCAGGAATAGAACTAAACTGCATCGAGTCTAGTCTTATTGAACTATATGCACTGTTTAAATATGCAGAAGCATCATCAATAATTTCTCCAAAACTTGTCCACTGAAAACTGTCTCGTAAGTTAGTATCCGTGCTATCTGCTGTAACTCTGCTAACTCTTATATCTACAGGAAACGCACCAGTGATATTTACACGGTAATCTTTTTGGTACGCATCTCCACTTCTACCTCTAATAGTGTCAGTAATGACGTCAGTAAAACCACCAGAATTATATTGAACAGCTATTTTAAGTTGCACAGAGGAACCTAATAAATCTCCATTATCAGTAGCTTTTTGTAATTGTGGAAATGTAATTGATACCCTAACAGCATCAACATTTGTATTTGTTATCTGACGAGTGACAGGAGTGCTTGCAGTTACAGTTGTTCCAACACTTGTTGTTGATACACTGCTTTCAATACCAGGTATTTTTGTCTGATCTCCAGTACCAAATCGAGGAGTAAAACTTACATCTTGAAAATTAAAATCTGTAGTTTGAGGATCTGTAGAATCTGCCGAAGCTCTTAATACTGGAGTGTCATTAAGAAAGACATCTTTCAATGCAGCATTATTATATGCAGTTGTACCTTTTGTTCTTCCTTCTTTTGATGCTGTCGCAAAACCTTCTATCTCTCCTTCTGAAACAAGATCAAGAAAGGTTGCAAACTGCCTACTGTGTAAAGTATCAGGTTCTCTTGTAGGTTGTGGAGGAGATGGAGGTGGATCATTACCTTTTGCACCTCTAATAAGATGTTTCTTTTCAATCATGCTTGTACCTGTTCAGTATCAATACCACCACTTATTACAACACTACCAGTAAATATCTCTCCGTAAACTAAAGGAACAGGAGTTCCTGCTCTTCCTGTCTGCTGCGTTCCACCAAAACTAAATGACAATCTAGGATTTTCTTCTGATTCAAAACTAGGAGGTTTAGGCATAGGAAAAAGCATTTCACTAACACCTGATAATAATAAATAACCTCCAACATAAGCCATGCTCTTAGCTAAAAATCCTCCAGTAAGTCCAGTTTCTAAACTAAAACTTATTGGTCCACCTAAACTAGCTGGTACAAAAAATGCTAAACCAATTAATGCTGCTCCTAATAATATTTTTCCCAGACCTCTACCAGCACCAGCTATAACAGGAATAAAATGTATATCTTCCTGTCCAATGGGATGAGATAACTCTGATTCATCTACTGCATAATTGCCAACTTTTACCTGATAATGTTTAGGACTCATATATTTTTCTACACCTTCAAAATTATTTATCAAAAAACTAACAGCATGAGCTAATGTATCTGCCTTTACCTCAAATTCTTTATGTCCTACAAACTTTGCAAGTTCTCCGTATAATTTTATTTTACGAAGCATAACGATACCTCTTTCCTGTACATTTTAACAACCACGGAGAATATGGTTCTCTACAAGATAGTCTATCGGTTAAATGATGTAATACCTCATCTCCAAGAAAAATAGCTACATGATTTAAAGTTGAATCTAAAATGCTCATTAATAAAACATCTCCAGTTTGTAATTTTTCATCTGGCCTAAGTTCTCTGAATCCAGTTCTCCAAGCATAGCTTTCAAATAAAGGATCTTTCATAAACTCTTCTGGAGTAATAGTTCTCTCATAATCTTTCAACTCTATACCTTTTTCTTGTTTGTAATAATCTCTTACCAAACTCCAACAATCTGTAATTCCCCATACCCATTGCCGACCAAGTAAAGGAGCTTCATATCCCTGTGGTTCATAATATCCCCATTTTTTTGTTTTTGGATTAACAATATGCCACGGAAGCTTACTTTGTTCACAGGCAACCATATCTGCTTGACTTGCAATAGGCGGTGTTGTTGGATGACTATGAACAACAGCAGTAACCTCTCCAACATTTGTAGCTTTTACATAATCTTCTGGATCAAGAATAAAACATTGATGTGCTGTCATCGAAAGATTACGACAAGGATAATATCTTTCCTTACCTCGAACATTTAATAAAAGACCAACAGATTCCTTTGGATCTTCTGTCTCAGCATGATTAAGTGCAGCGTCTTTCCAATTCATGAAGCAATCGTGCCAATAGAAGGAAACTCGGCTCTAGTGCATTGTCTATTTGGAGCACGAATACCAGCAAGATCAAATACAGAAGCTAATTCAAATTGAACCACCTCTCTATTTTATATATTTCCTGTGGAAACTCTGCTGTAGGATCTGGTGTTCCATAAGGATTTACATTGCTAGGAAAATTTACAGCATCTAAAAATCTTGCAAGAGTTCTTATACGAGTAACAGTTGCACCAGTAAGATCATTACCAGCAGTTGTTGTATTTACGCTAAGTAAAATAGCTGTAATAGTTCCTAGTGCATTACTGACAGTTAATGTAGGTCTAGGTAACTGTCCTTGTCTAAAAGCAAAACCTTCGGCTTTTATTGGAAATCTTTGATAGGTATTACCAGCCCAGACTATCTCTCCATTATCTTTCAGACTACTACCTGCATGAAACCTGTAAATAGTAGTAGCACCATGCAAACTATTATCAAGTTGTAAGGTAAAAAGTTCAATTATTGCTGATGGATTTATAACTTGTAGATCACTTGCAACGCTACTAAACGAGACATATCGAACATCATTATCATAAACAGTTTGACCAATGACAGTAGCCCAATTAGGTTCACTACTTCCTGTTGTTCCTGCTTGTGTAACCCTAAAAAATAATCCGCTACTGGCAGAAGTTGGTGCAATAATATCTCCTACTGATAAACTTGCACTTGCACTCCAAACAGTTGCAGCACTCATGGTTCAAACACCTCTCTAAATGTTGCTTGAATTGTTGCTCTATTGTTATATGGTATAGATTTATTCCAGTTCTCGCAAACATATTGACCAGCACCCGATAAAGTAATCGAAACATTCCCACTATTAGTAGCACTAGCAGCAGCCGTTACAG